CAATGCGCGGATATAATGATGACCTAATAATGGCACTAGCCATCGCATGCTGGGTAAAGGACACAGCACTTACAGTTAATAAACAAGATGCTGAATTTAAAAAAGCATGCCTGAACTCAATCATAAAAGTTGATACAAAAATTAACACAACAATCCCAGGAATGCAGGGATATAATAGACAAGAAGCCTTGGATGAAAAAATGTTTAAAGCAAAAGAAGAGCACATGAAATATTCATGGCTCATCAAAGGATAAATAATGGCAGATCAAAAAAAGAACCCGAATAATTCACAATCAGAGTTATATAGAAAATTAACCCGATTATTCTCTGGTCCAATTGTAAATTGGCGCACACAGATGAATCGAAAAATTCGAAGAACATCTTTAGATAAATATGCGACTGAATTTAAATCAGCTTCCGGCCAACAATTTAAAAAATCGGAATATTCTCCATTTGATGTTATGCATTCAAAAATTATGGCTCAACAAAACAGAGCCGAGAGATATATTGATTACGAACAAATGGAATATATGCCAGAAATTGCATCGTCATTGGATATTTATGCCGATGAGATGACAACACACTCTGCTTTATCTCCTATGATGCACATTGAATGCCCCAACGAAGAAATTAAAGAAGTGCTCCGTTCTCTATATGAAAATGTCTTAAATATTAATCACAATCTATTCGGCTGGTGTCGATCAATGTGTAAATTTGGAGATTTTATTCTCTATATGGATATCGACGATCAATTCGGAGTAAAATCAGTTATTCCCATTCCTTTACGAGAAGTTGAGAGAATGGAGGGAGAGGATCCCACAAATCCCAACTATGTACAGTATCAATGGAACTCCGCAGGGATGACTTTTGAGAATTGGCAGGTTGCCCACTTCCGTATTCTGGGAAATGATAAATATTCCCCCTATGGAACATCAGTTTTAGATGCTGGAAGAAGAATCTGGCGCCAACTAGTTCTTATGGAAGATGCTATGATGGCTTATCGTATTGTTCGCTCATCAGAGCGAAGAGTCTTTTATATCGATGTCGGAAACATCGCTCCTCAAGATGTAGAACAATTCGTTCAAAAAACGATTACATCTATGAAAAGAAATCAAGTTGTAGACGCAAATACAGGCCGTGTAGATTTGAGATATAATCCTATGTCGGTTGAAGAAGATTATTTTATTCCTATTAGGGGCGGAGAGTCATCAAAAATCGAAACACTTGCTGGTGGACAGTTTACCGGCGACATCGATGATGTTAAATATCTCAGAGATAAGATGTTCTCTGCACTCAAGATCCCAGCAGCTTATTTATCTAGCAGTGAAGAAGTATCAGAAGACAAAACATCACTAGCTCAAAAAGATGTTCGTTTTGCCAGAACTATCCAACGTTTGCAAAGAGCCGTAATAGCAGAGCTAGAAAAAATTGGTATTGTACATTTATATACTCTCGGATTTAAAGGCGATGATCTGGTTAGTTTTAGATTAAAGCTTAATAATCCCTCTAAAATCGCAGAATTACAAGAACTTGAACACTGGAAGACAAAATTTGATATCGCTGGTGGTGCCACAGAAAACTTTTTCAGTCGTCGCTGGATTGGCGAAAATATTTTCAGCCTTTCAGAAGAAGAATTTGTCAGAAACCAACGAGAAATGTTTCATGACCGCAGATTTGAAGCGGAGCTTAATGCTGCCGGAGAAATGGCTGGAGAGCAAGCTGCAGCCGGCTTTGGTGGTTCTACTGAAGACAGCTTTGGCATGGAAGATGATGATGCCGGAATTGATCTGGGACCAGGCGAGCCAGATGATACAGAATTAGATACAGATACAGGAACAGAAGATGCAGCAGAAGTAGAAGCAGATGAGCCCCTCCTTGCTGCCCCATCCCGCCGAAATGATGATAGAGATCATCGAAACCGCAGGATGACTAAAAATTCTCTTTCTAGATCCTCAAGAGGAAAAGAATATGTTTCTAAAGATCAGCGAGGAGGCGACAGCAGGACTGGGAGAAAGAATAGCTATATCTCAAATGCAATCCCTCCACGGACGATGAGCGGTATACCTGATGGATTAACACCCTTAAAAAGCTTTGCTCGTAGGATTTACGAAGGACAAGCACCTACTTATAGAGGTGAAGAGGAACTTATCTTCGAAGCAAGCAACGATATTAAAAAATTGATTTCAGATTTAGAAAAAGCGGAGATTCAAATAAATGAAAATGAAACATAATAAAAGACGTAATACCTCCTTCATATATGAGGTTATTATAAGAGAACTTACTAAGGCAATGTTAAATAAAGATTCTAAGAAGAAATCTGCAATTATTAAACTGATTAGAGAGACTTTTCGCGGAAATACTTTGCTAGCAAAGGATCTTGATCTATACAAAGCGATTTTAGATACAAAAGATATAGACAAATATACAGCCGAAAAGATTATTTTTCAAGCCAGAACTCAAAAAATGTCCATTAATCATAAAAAGTTGTTTCGTGAACAGACAGAGATAATTAACAAAATCAATAAAGAAATATCAGCAGATGTTTTTTCAAATTTTGTTCCGAATTATAAAGATTTAGCTACTGTCTTTCAAATTTTTCATCCCAAGACTAAAACTTCCAATCGGGTTCTTTTAGAAAGTCAGATGATCAGCCGCATGATTTCTGAAGTCGAAGCAGAAAAAGAATTGATGAAACCTATTGATAATTTCACCTACAGAACATTTGTTAAGAAATTTAATGAGAAATACTCCAGTTCATTGTTAAGCGAACAAAAGGATCTATTATCTAAATATGTAACTTCATTTTCTGATAATGGTATCGAACTAAAAATGTTTCTCAGCGAAGAAATCCCTAGATTATTTTTGAAAGTATCTGAATCAATTGAATCTAAAGAAATAAAATCCGATAAAAATATGCTTGAAAAGACAAACCAAGTAATTGAAATTCTGAAAAAAACAAGCAAGAGACCGGTAGACAATAAATTCGTCCACGAAATATTAAAAATCCAAAATCTTGTACAGGAGCTTAAATAATGCCTGTATCTATTAAAATACAAGACGGAGATGGAGAAAAAACAGTAACCTTAGAATTAAAAGCTAGAAAATCTCTAGATGGAAACATCATGATATTTGATCACGAAGAAATGGATATTGTTATAATGCCTAAAACAAGCAAAGTCATTACTTTTGCAAAAAATGATTTTTCGGAAATGGTATATAGTGCTCAAAGTAGACTATTCGAATTTTTGAAGAGAAAAGGTGTTATAGATTACCAAACTATTCAGGGAGGGAGTGTATATGGCTCCCTAGAAGGAACAATTCCAGTTCCCATAGACGAAAGTCTTAATTCAATAGATTACGCAATATACGGAATTTATAAATTTCTTAAAGAAGAAAAGCCATACTACGATTATATTGATGATTATGAAGAGATGCTAGACGATCACTTTACAAAGCCCACTGACGAAGACTCTACCGAACTTGGAGAGGTTCCACAATCCTCCGAAAAAGGTTCAATTCGTCCGGGATATAATTATGCACCATATTGGATGAGCTATATGCTCGAAGGAGAAATAAAGAAATGAAAATTACAAAAAATCAATTAAAAAAAATAATTAAAGAAGAGGTTAAAGCATTAATGGAGGAAGAATATCTTGACACTCCTGAATATATTGAGGCAGCAAAAAAGGGAGAAATACATGCTAAAAACGGGAATGAACTCCCCACTGATGTAAGAAAACATGTCAAAGATATTATATATGTACCATCAGATAACGGAGATGAGAGAAAATTATTCTCAGACAATGAGATTACCAACGCTGAAATTGGTTTTGGGCATGGTTTTAACTATGTTATAAGAAATAGAGAGCAGGGAAATCCCGACAGCCGTGGAAACTGGGGTTTGGGGCTTAAAATACAAGGGAAAAAATAATGTCCCTTCTCTATTTTGTTCTAGCATCCTACGGATTAACTCAGCTTCTTTGTTATTCCAGAATATTTAATAAAATACGACCCAAAGGTTATTTTTGGAGCTGCCCTATGTGTATGGGCTTTTGGGTTGGTGTCTTTTTATGCGGACTTAATCCTTTCACCGAACTATTTATATTTGAGCTTAACATCGTAAACTTATTTGTTTGCGGTTGTATAAGTTCAGGAACATCATATATCTTAAATATGATTTTTGGAGATTCGGGTATTAAGCTCGATATAAAGGGAGAATGATATGTTTATAAGATGGATGCTAAGAGGCGTACGGCGCTGTAAAGATGGTTGTTGACTACTTTAAAGAGGAACTAAAATGTCAAAAGTTTTATTAAGAGAATATTATGCTCTATGCGAAGGCGGTGTCTGTCAAGATTTATTGACAGAATCTGAAAAGATAGATATACAGAAGAACGGTTCTATGTATTTAACCGGTTTAATGCAGTGTGCAGCAAAACCAAACGGAAATATGAGAATATACCCAGAAGATATCTTGTCCCGCGAAGTGCAAAACTATAAAAAATTAGTTAATGAAAACCGAGCACTAGGAGAATTAGATCACCCCGATGATTCAGTCATCAATTTGAAGAATGCTTCTCATATAGTAACCAATATCTGGATGGAAGGCCCTGAAGTTAAGGGCACTATTAAAGTATTAGATACACCATCAGGAAAAATCCTTCGTTCTTTGGTTGAAGGCGGATGACAATTAGGTATCTCATCAAAAGGTCTTGGCTCTGTCCGTGAAATGTCCGATGGATGTGTATCAGTTGAAGACGACTTCCAGCTTATTTGTTTTGATTTTGTTTCTGAACCGTCTACCCCAAATGCTTTTATGAGTTTGAGGGAAGGAAAGGAATACGATGAGCCAAATATTTTTACAAAAGCAGATAGAATTAACAGAGTTTTAAATAACATCTTAGGAGATAAATAAAAATGAGCAATAATGATAAAAAATGGTCGAGTAATGCCAAGGCTGGGTTGCTCTTTGAGAATTTTAGGAAATTTGTGGAAGAGGGAGATTTTTCTCCAGTTATGGAAGTGAAGGTGTCAGACTTCGTTTACGGCGACGACGAGATGAACAAAAGAAAATATAGCAGCATTCCGGTTGGTGTTCTCATAAGCATACTAGAAAAGCACCCCGAACTTAAAGAAAAAGCAAAAATGGCCGCCGATGTCAAAGGTCAAATGGAGGCTTTTAAAGAAATAGCCCAACTAATGAATAACGACGCTGAAATAAAAAGACACCTTAAAGGGATAGAATTGAAAGATATAGTGAATTTGCCAGGATTTTTACAATATGCAGAAAACAAAGGTCTCTTTTAAATGAAAAAGAACGAACTACAAAAAATCTTAAAGCCCCTTATCAAAGAATGCATCAAAGAAGTAATCTTTGAAGAGGGAATTTTATCGAGCCTTATTTCAGAGGTTGTCCAAGGTCTGGGTCAACAAACAATCGTTGAAACCAAACAACAAGCACCCAAAGAAGATTTCTCTAGACAAAGAGTGCAGCTTCAGACCGAAGCTCGTGATGCCATGACCAAGAGAAAGAGAAAATTAGAAGAATCTCTAGGAGGTGGCTTCGCTGGCATCTTTGAAAGTGTTGATCCTATAAGCCAAGCAGGAACTTCTTCTGAATCAAATTCTCAGAGCCCATTATCTGGCTATGCACCTAGTGATCCAGGAGTGGACATCAGTGCCATTATGCAAATAGCTGGTGGTCAGAACTGGAAAGACATGATTTAATAAACGGAGTTAGGAGTTATTATGGCTAAAAAAGCAGTTAATATATCGGTAAGACCACGAGGCCCTAGAGACAGTGGTCATATGATGATAAAGAGATTTTTACGCAAATGTAAAAAAGAAAGAATTATAGAACAATATCGAGATACCCTCTATTATGAAAAACCTTCTACTAAGAGAGCTAAGGCTAAAAGAAGGAGAGCCCGAGTCTTACAAAAACTTAGAGAAAAAGAGAGAAATTCATAAAATGATAACTATTTATATTAAAGACGGAGCACATTAAAAAAAATGTCAATTTATCAATACACAGCAGGTTTGGGAAATGCCGCATCATATCAAGCTTCGGGAAGCCCCTTCATTACAGGGTCAGCGTCTTTGACGGGAGTTATGAAGATTGAGTTCCCTAGAGTTACAAAATCTATTACAATCCATGAGGTAAATAACAATAGTCAAGTCTATTTTTATTTCCATTCGGATGCAACTGCATTAAATAAGTTTTGCATCGACAATTCAGCCCAGAACCACGGACCAGTTACAATTGATGTTAAGTGTAAAGAGATCTATATCTCTGGAAGTGGTATTGATTTTTGTTTATATGCCTCCTTAACGGGCATCGAAGCTAAAGAAATGTTTGAACTTACGGGTTCTGGCATCACAGAATAACAAAAAACCAATCACGGCCTTTATAAAAGATGTCTTTTTATAAAATCCAAAACTATTTATTTTGAGATAATTTTTTCCTAGAGGGGTTTATCTATGTCTTCACTACTAGAGCAAGCAATAATCGACGCCGCCGCATTAAAAGAAGCTGCAATTAAGAACGCCGAGACAGCTATATTAAATAAATATTCGGGCGATATCAAAGAGGCTGTTGAATCACTTTTAGAACAAGATGATGCTGAATTCGACGAAACTGAAGAGACAGTT